CAAGCTGGTGCTAAACTTTTAGTAAATACAAATGGTGGGGCAGTAACAATTACGCTTCCAGCATCGCCTTCCACAGGAGATGAAGTACATTTTGTGGATCAAGGTTATGATTTTAATTCCAACGCATTGACTGTTGGTAGAAATTCTTCTAATATAGCTAATGCAGCATCTGATCTTGTTGTTAATACACAAGGTGCAGCTTTTGGATTAGTATATTCAGGTGATGCTACAACAGGATGGACTTACACGGAGAAATAATATGTCAAATTACGAAGCAACTAAATACGATTTTGATGGAGCAAACCTTACAGGTATCGAAGGAATTCCTACAGGTACTATTGTACCATGGTCTACTGGTTCAGTACCATCAGGTTTCTTAGAGTGTAATGGAGCAAACGTTTCAAGATCTACTTACTCTGCTTTATTTGCAATCATAGGCACAACTTATGGAGCTGGAGATGGTGCAACTACATTTACTTTGCCTGATCTACAAGATAACGTAGCAGTTTCTAAATCACCAAATAAAGCTTTGGCATCAACTGGTGGAGCAAACACAGTTCAATCAACTGGAAACATTGGAGGTTCTACAGCTAACGCTACTTTATCAACTCCACAACTTGCATCACACAGTCACCCAACAAATTTAAAATACCCATCCCCTCCTCAAGCTAATGACTTTTCTGTTCAAGGTCCTGCACAAAAAGGTTTAGCGATTGTTAACAGTCGTGTTAATTCAACTGGTAGTGGTGGTGGTCACTCACATAATATGAGTGCAACTTTTACAGGTGATAGTACATCTGTGCTACAACCTTATTTAACAGTAATGTATGTAATTAAAACGTAGGAGAAAAATTATGGCAACAAGTGCAACATGGACAGTAGTATTCGAAGACAAAATGGTAATTAAACATGTAGGAGATGCAGCCGAAAAAGAATATGTTATTACAAACGATGACACTTTTTGGAATCAATCTAAATTTTCTAATATTTGGGCTATTCAATATGGAACTACTCCATCTTCTGATGAGGTAGAGCATAGGGATGGTACTCCTCATTGTAGTTATGCAGAAGCAGACTTAGGTGATTTTCAACAATTTATTGATAGATGGGATTCAGCTCATTTAAATTATTTGCAAGAGGAATGGGATCACGCAACTATTGTAACTTATAATGAAGACGAATCAGTTGCTTCTACTGAAAGTGTAGAAGACCAAACAGCTAGAATGGGTCCAAGACCTACATCTTATTCTTCTTAATTAAGAAATACTTTATATTTAAAAGTTAAAACCATTCTTAAATCATTAAAATCTCTTCTTACATCTCTAGCGCAATGTTCTATATTGCCATCAAATACAATTATTCTTCCTGGTTTAGGAATAATACTTTTTAATATATCTTGATTTTCTGTATCATAAAAAACGGTTTCTCCTGCAAATTTTAAATTCCAAAAATTATTTAAATAATACATAACTGTAATTCCATTAACATGTTTTTCCCAATCTGTATGAGACTCATGCACAGTTCCATAAGGATTGGCGCTAGCATACGATCTTTCAAATTGTAATAAATCAAATAAATGCATATCTTTTAATATATTTTCGGTTTGATTTTTTAAATTTTTTTCTATTTTATTTTTAAATTTTAAAAAATAATTAAACTTTCTCCATTTAGTTTCATCCTTAGCTGATCCTATAAATCTCCAAGGCGCAATATCCCTAAAGTAAAAATAGTTTGTGTCTATGTTTTCTTTATCCAAATAATTATCAAAAACATTTATAAAGTTATGATCTAATTGATTAGCAAATGATATTGTTCTTGTGTCTTTATTTTGAATTCTATTTTGATTAAATTGAAAAACAATTAACTCAGACTTAGGACCAATTAAATTTTTAATTATATTCCTATCTTTTTCTGTTTGTTGTTTAAAATATTCATTACCATAAATAGAATGAAACAAACCTGCATAACATATATCTTCATTGCATTTCCACTTTCTTAAAGTATTATAGACATTAATTAAATGTTGAAAAAGACTTTTATTATAATGAGAAACTTGTTGAGTCTTTTTTGTAATTAAATAATTAATACATTTTATATATTTATTCACGGTCTAAACACTAACCAAGAAGTTAATATATACTTTTCTCCAGAAATAGGTGGGTTACCTCTATGAACATAAGGAAAACCTGCAGGCCAAATAACAATTCTACCAGTTTTAGGTTTTACTCTTTTAGAAAAATGTAAAAATTCTGTTTCTCCACCTTCTTCAACATCATTCAAATAAATAGTGTAAACAAAAGCTCTAGCTTCATTTTCATAACCTCTACCATGTTCAACATGCCATATATGATATCCTTCACCTGGTAAGGTTTTTTGTATTTTTAAACTAGTACGAAATAATTCTACACTTCCAAGAGCCTCTGTTGCCCCAGTAAATTTGTCATAATTTTTCCAAGCAATATCAAAATTATATATAAGGGGTTTTACTCTGTCCCACCAAATATTAACATTGTTTGGCAAGCAAAAAAATTGTTGATCTTGTTTAGTAAGAGCACTTGCTTTTTCAGAATCTATTCTATTTACAGTTTTATGAAATTGATTTTCAGTCTCATATATCTTTATTGCTTTTTTACAATCCTCTTCTGTAATAAAGTTATCATATACACCTATAAAATTATTTATGTTATGTGTTTTTTCTGTCATTTTTTTCCAACATTGTTGTTTTAAAAGCTAAACTTATTCTTACTCCTTTTGTAGGCGCATGAGCCTTATGTTCTTTTTGTGCATCAAAACTTATTAATTTATTTTCTTCAAATTTTATAATGTTTTCATTTTTAATTTCAAGATCTCCTTCTCCTTTAACCATGTATATAAAAGTTAAAGTGCCATCATCTATATGAAAAGTACCATTCATGCCTGGATGTTGAACATTCAAATATATTCTGTGAAATATTAAAGGTTTGTCAATCATCTTAGATATTTTGAATTGTAAATAATCTATTATTTTATTTTCTAAATTAAATTCTGTAATGTAAAAACAAGTTTCATCTTCTTGAGAGAAAGATTTTTGATTAAAGAAATGTGGTGTTTTATGTAAAAACATGTTCTTTAAATATTCATGTAAATCTTTTTCTAACCAATTTTTATAGATATTATTTTTCATGTAATTTTTTTATAATCTTTAAATCATTTTCACTATTTTTTGTTTTTGTTTCTGATAAAAAATTGTCGTAACTATGATGTGTGAATGGTCCGTTTTGATCTACATAGTGAAAAAAAATTTGTGCCATTCCTTCACCTTTATATGTTCCAGGTCTTCCATGTTCTTGAGCACATCCTGCGTATAATAAAGCGTCACCTATTTCTATTTCAATAGAATCTTTTTCAATTATTAAAGGCCAGTTATCACATTTATTTACACAAGTTGTAATAGATACTTCACATGCTGGTCTATCCGTATGCTTTGGTAAAGTAGATCCAAAAACATAATATCTCCAGTAAGCGTATGTTGGAAATAACTTTAATTTAGATTCTTCTTCAACAAGAGGAAGTTTAGTTTCTAATAATGCATTCATTAAAGGATCATCTTCCCAACTTGGGCAAAAACTATCGGTGGTTATTTTATAGCTATTTGAATTATCAAGACTCTTATGACAATACCTTTGTAAAAGATTTAATTCTTTTTTTGAAAAGAAATTTTTTATAATTTTATAATTTACTGTAGCCATGCAACTATACTATATCTTGTTCCTTTTATAATTGGTTCTATTGCATGAGGATATAAAAAATTACTTGGAAAAAATACAATAGATCCTTTTGATAATTTTAATCTTTTTATTTCTTTTTCTTTTTGATCAGTAAATATTAAATCACCACCTTCATATGTATCATTTAAATTTATAATCACACTTAAACTTCTTGGAGTAGTGGTAAAATTATCTGCATGTACATCATACTTGCCTCCAGGTGAATATTTTAAAAGATCAATTTGATTTATTTTAATACTACACATTTTAGGAAATTTACTTTTGTAGAAAAAATATAGTCTTTCAATTTCTTTTTTTATGAAATTCCAATAAAAAGTATTAGTTGGAGTATTACAATTTAAGTGATATCCTTTAACATTTCTAACTTTTTTATCCATTCCTCCTACAATTTTTAAATTATTTCTAGCTTTTTTATCTGTTAATTTTACAATCCTTTCAATAAATTCAGGATGTATTATATTTTTTATCTCGACAATTCCTTCCAAATGATCCATTATATTGATACTTTCATTCTCTAAAAAACTAATATATAAGCTACTATATGCTACAAAAATTAAATTTCAAGCCAGGTTTCAACAAAATGGTCACGGATTCAGGAGCTGAATCTCAGTGGGTTGATGGTGATTTTGTTAGATTTAGATATGGATTACCGGAAAAAATAGGTGGTTGGAATCAACTATCTATTGCAGGAGAAACTTTACCTGGAGCAGCACGTGCTCAACATGTTTGGACATCTTTAGCTGGTGAAAAATATGCAGCTATTGGAACATCACAAGGTTTATTTTTATATTACGCAGAATCATTTTATGATATTAGCCCATTAGATACAGCGATTACAGGATGCACTATTTCTACAACTACTTCGTCAACAACCGTAACTATACACAAAGGCTCTCATGGTTTAGCTAAAGGAAGATATATAACACTATCTTCTGTCACAGTTACAGGAGCCTCAGATTTTACAGCAGCAGAGTTAGAAAAATCATATGAAATTTTAACAGCTGCTACAGATAGTTTTACAATTCAAGCATCACGTGCTGAAGGAGGATCAGGAATGAGTGCAGCTGGAGCTGCAACAGTTAATCCATATGTATTAGTAGGACCAACAATTCAAACAACAGGTTATGGTTGGGGAACATCTTCTTGGGGAGCTGAAACATGGGGTACAGAAAGATCAACAAGTTCTGTAACTCTAGATCCAGGAAACTGGAGTCTTGATAACTTTGGAGAAGTATTGGTTGCAACAATTAGAGATGGAGAAACTTTTACTTGGAATGCTGGAGCAAGTAGTCCAAGAGGTGTTAGAGCTTCAAAATCAACATCTGGTTTTTCTACATCAGCTAATCCAACGGCATCAAGATTAACACAAGTATCTGATAGAGATAGACATCTATTTCATTTTGGAACTGAAACAACTATTGGTGACCCTACAACTCAAGACCCAATGTTTATTAGATTTTCTAATCAAGAAGATTTAAATACATACACACCAACGGCTACCAACACAGCGGGTACATTTAGATTAGATAAAGGAAATAAAATTGTAGGGGCTGTATCTGGTAAAGATTATACTTTAGTTTTAACTGATAGTTCTGCTTATGTAATTCAATTTGTTGGTCCACCATTTACATTTAGTGTTAGACAGATTGGTACAAACTGTGGATTAATTGGACAACATGCATTAACTTATTCTGATGGTAAAGTATTTTGGATGTCTGGTGAAGGAGGATTTTTTGTATTTGATGGTACAGTAAAATCACTGCCATGCCTTGTTGAAGATTTTGTATTTACAACATCTGGAGATAATTTAGGTTTAAATTACAATTCATCAGATGTTATCTATGCAGAACATAATACTCTTTATAGTGAAGTAAATTGGTTTTATCCAAAATCAGGATCAGATCAAATTGATAGATGTGTTACGTATAATTACGGAGAAAATCTTTGGACTACTTCATCTTTAGCCAGAACTACATATGCAGACACTGGCGTATTTGATGTGCCTTATGCAACAGAATATAATTCATCAGGAACACCTGTATTTGCTGATATATTAGGAATCACTAATACTTATGGAGCATCAACTTATTATGCTCACGAGGTTGGTACAGATCAAGTCAATAGCTCTGGTACAACTTCTATTAACGCTTTCATACAATCTGGAGACTTTGATATTACAGCTCGTAGAAGTGCTTTTGGTGGATCAACTGGTCTAGTAGATTACAGGGGAGATGGTGAATTCTTTATGTCTGTTAAAAGATTTATACCAGATTTTAAGGTTCTTACAGGTAATTCAAAGATCACATTGTTGTTAAATGATTATCCAAACAACACAGCCGCAAGCTCACCACTTGGTCCCTTTACAGTTACATCAACTACTGATAAGATAGATACTAGGGCAAGAGGGAGACTTGTTGCTCTTAAAATAGAAAATGATGCTGTGGGTGAAACTTGGAGATATGGAACTCTAAGACTTGATGCACAACCGGACGGGAGAAGATAATGGCAAAATTACCTGGTGCTTATGAAACACTAGCAACTGTTGGTGCGCCTGCTATAAATTTTGCTAGAGGACTTTTAGGTTATCAAGATCCTTTTTTAACTCAAACAATGCAAGACAGAATGAAAGAGATAGAAGGTGAAAGAACTAGAGGAAATGTTGGTTATGAAGATTATGGTTTGGATTCATCTGCTGGAAGATTTACTGGAGGTTTAATGAATTTAGCTATAAATAATCCAGTTGATTTTGGATTAGCAGGAAGCATAGGAAAATATGATTTTGGTCCAGAAGGACGTAAAGGTTTAACTTATGACTTTACTCCTGACAGAGATACGGGAAGCACTGGTAATGTTATATTAGATTTTATTAATAGAGGTGGATTAAAAGGCGCATTCTCAAGAATGGGAACAGCAGAAGCATCTGATTTAGGTGCGATAGCTAGTAATGAAATGTTACAATCTATTTTAAATCCTAAGACTCCTAAGTCAGCAACAACTTTTCTTGAAAGTATGAATAGAGGTCCAAGAGTAGATGATGATCCATATCCACCTGAATTTTTTCCAAATGATCAACAGGATTCATTAGAAGTTGATATGGGTGCTACAGGAACCATTCCAACACTTGCACTTGATAACACAGGTATTATTAGTGCATTAAGAAACAATGTTCCTTTTGGAACAAGTGTAGACAACATTCAAGGATTTACTGATAAAGAAGATTTTTCTGAAACACCAGAACCTACAGGTATTGCAAGACTATTTGAGTTTTTAGGTAATATTCCAACACCATTTAATTTAGTAAGACGTGGTTTAGAATCATTATCTGGATTTAATCAAAGACTACGTAATACAGATTTTGGTCAGTCAAGAACTGGAGCAGAATATATGATGAGAAGAAGAGAACGTAAGCAAGCTGAAAGAGCAAGAGAAGCAAACAGAAGTGTTTATGAAAGTGCAGACAGACAAGGTTTTACAAATGATAGAGGTGGTTTCAGTACATCACGTGCAGACAGAGCAGGCACATCATTAGGAAGTGGTCAATTTTCTTCTAAACGAAGTACAGGAAGACAAGGTTATTAATGGCTAAAGTAACAAACTACATACCAGAACCAAAACAAGAATACGATGTAGAAAATCAAAGACAGATATTAGAGTCTTTAACTACACTACAGAATCAATTAAATTTTTCTTTTCAACAAGACTTGAAAAACGAACAAGATGCCTTTAATTATTTTTTATCATGACAATAAGATACAAAAACGCAATAAAATCTTTAGCAGATACTAATTTAAATACTGTTGTAACTATATCTACATCAGCTGTAGCTATTGTTAAAAGTGTATACTTTTCAAATTCTAGCACAGGGACAATTATATGTAATGCTTCTATGAGAGATAGTTCGGCAAGCACAGATATAGAGTTTTTTAGAAAGAGTATGGGAGGATCATCTCAAGAAAATGCCTCACCACAGGGCTTGAATTTAGAAGCAGGAGATGCTATAAAAGCGCAAGCAGCTACAGCAGATAAAGTAACAGTTGTAGTTAGCTACGCAGAAATAGATAGATCGCAAGAAAATGGATAAAGATAAATTAGAACATACTCATGATGATGGTACTACTCACTCTCATGAAGGTGGAGATGTTCCACACACTCATGATGAATTACCAAAAATAGAGTGTACAACTATAACAACATATAGAAATACTAAGACAGGAGAAGTGCATAAAGAAAAAGTAGAAGGACCGGATATCGTACAAGATGTTACAGTTCAAGTTACTAATAAAGGTCTACAAGTATTTCAGAAAGTGATGAATGAAAATAAGAAACCAAAACCCTAGAGGTGGTACAGAATTACAATTTGAATATTTAAGAAAGCATGTTGAACATAGCTTACTTAATCAAGTAAAAATTTGCACATCCGTACCAGAGAAAACACCATTAGATTCAACAAAGATAAATATACTTTGGCAAAAAAATTCTTGGGATCAACCTAATTTACATCCTTGGTTTAAGAATAAATCTAATCACAATAAATATGATTGGTATGTCTTTAACTCTAATTGGAACTTTGAACAATTTACTAAACACTTTGATCTACCTAGAGAGAAATGTGTTGTAATTAAAAATGGTATTGAGAATGTAGAACCTATACCTACTGTATATAAAAAAGGTGATCCAATAAAAATTGTACATCACTGCACACCATGGAGAGGATTATCTGTATTGTTAGGTGCAATGCAATTAGTACAAAATCCTTTGATTACTCTAGATGTGTATTCGTCTTGCGAAGTATATGGTCAATCATTTTTTGAACAAAACGATCATCACTACAAAGCTTTGTATGAACAAGCAGAACAATTATCAAATGTAAATTATATTGGTTACAAGCCAAATGAATATATAAAAAAACATTTAAAAGATTATAGAATGTTTGTGTATCCTAGTATTTGGGAAGAAACATCTTGTATATCTTTATTAGAATCAATGTCTGCAGGTTTGTATTGTATCACAACTAACTATGGTGCTTTGTATGAGACAGGTGCAGAGTTTCCAATGTATGTGCCATATTCAAATGACTATAAAAGTTTAGCTAGAAAATTTGCTGCGGGAATAGAAGCAGCTGCAGATATGTTAGACACAGATGGAATAAATCAACATTTAAAAATGCAACAAAACTATGTAAACAAGTTTTACAATTGGGATGTAAAAGGACAAGCTTGGACTAGATTTTTAATAGGAGCAATAAATGCAAAACAATGATCCAATATGGTTTTCTGAACAAAAGAAAACAAACGCAAATGCAGATACATATCAAACAGAAAAAATAGAACAGGTAGATTCTGTAAGAACTATAAACATAAATGAAATGTTAGATAGACCAAAAGCAAAAATTATGGTAGCTACTCCGTGTCATAGTGAGGTGTCTATGCACTACTGTCAAGCTGTGTTAAAGTTTCAATTAGAATGTATGCAACAAGGTATTCTTGTTAGCTTTACATTACTTAAATCATCACTTGTTACACAGGGTAGAAACCTCTGTGTTGCAGAATTTTTAAATCACAAAGACCATTACGATTATCTTTTATTTATAGATTCAGATATAGATTTTAATCCTAAGACTATCTATAAAATGATAGGTGCTGATAAAGATGTTATCTCTTGTCCATATCCGATGAAAACATTTGATCTTGATAAGATGTGGAAGAAAATGAAAGAGACAGATATTGTTAAAACAAAAGACGATGTACTAAGAGCCGCACATGTGTTTCCTATTAAAATTGGTAAGAACGAATTAGAAATGAAACATGGTGTTATAAAGGTAACCCATGCCCCTACAGGATGTATGTTAATTAAACGATCTGTTATTGAGAAAATGATTAAACATCATCCAGAACTAGAGATATATCAACCAACCGTGATTAATGGTAAAGAAGTTAAAAAAGAAAACTTTTACAATCTATTTGATACTTTACATGATGTAGAAACTAAAAGATATTTTGGTGAAGACTTTGGTTTTTGTCAAAGATGGACAGATATGGGTGGAGAAGTCTATATCTATGCATTAGACTATATTACTCACGTTGGTGACCATCAATATTGTGGTCGATTCTTTGATCTATTGGAACATGCAAAACGTGTTGACGATAGCGAAAAAATCAAATAAACTGCAATACTACAGGAAATATACCTGCCTTAAACTAGTTTAATTTATATATATGACAATATCACGTATGCAACAACCAAGACAAATGTATCAAGAAGGCGGTATCATGCCTAGACTAAATCAGTTAGGTAGTCGTGTTTCTTCTGCAGAACAAATGTTACAAGGTATTAATCAAAGATTACAATCAGCTGAATCTAGTTTAGGTGAAGGTGGTGGAACTTTGGAAACTTTAAGTGGTGGTTTAGCTACTAGTGTGCAAACACCAGATCCTTTTTTTGGTAAAGGTCAACTTAAACCTATACAATTAGCAGGTGGAGCTACACAACAACCAGCGTTTGGTTCTATGGAAGAGGCTTATTCTAATTTTCAAGATAAGGCTAAAGATATACGAGCAGGAGGATTTATGGGTAAAATGGTTCTTCCTGGAGAAATGAGTTTTGAAGATTTTTCAAATCAAATGAATATAAAGTCAGGTTTTTTTGGAATGCATGGTGCAGGAGGTGTTCCTGCAGGAGGAAATAATATGCAATCACCATTACAACAAGCAATGATGGGTAGACAAAACTATGGCCTAGGAAGCTTAGTAAAATCTATTACTAAACCTATTAAAAGTGTAGCTAAAGGTGTAAAGAAGTTTGCTAAATCTGATTTAGGTAAAGCTGCTATATTTGCTGGTCTTGGTATGGTTCCTTTTGGAACTAGTGGAACCAGTTTGTTTTCAAGAATAGGATCTTCTCCTTTTATGAGTAAAATATTAGAAAGCAAAGCTTTAAGTAAAATAGGTGATGTAGCTTTAGATGTAGGTATAGGTTCTTTAGTAGCTGGTGGTTTAGATGCGTTTCAAAGACGAAATCTACCTGAAGATACATCTATAGGCGGACGATCTAGAGAAGATATACAAGAAGTTTTAGATGGTATGAGAAAAAATTATGAGAATCTTGGATATTCAGATGGTGAAATAGATTTACTTATAGAACAATATGCTAATCAAAATTATCCGGGATATCTAAGAGCAGATGGTGGCAGAATAGGTTATTCAGATGGAACAAAACCATCAGCAGATGAAGCAGTAACTCAACAAATGGTAGATCAAAGACAAATGGCTATGGTAGAAGACATGTTAAAAAGAGGCATGGATGTGGAGACTATAAAATCAATAACTAGTGCATCTGATGAAATGATTCAAGATC